CCTAATGTGGTTTTCTTATGCGTTAGCCAATAGTGGACTCTTATGGTACGAAATCAAAAAAACAAGCGGAAGCTAGAAGACCTAGCAGCAGAGAGGGCGGTTCTCTCCGGATTGTGTCAATATGGACTAAGCGTTTCGCTTGATTCAGACTATCTGGAGTCCGAACACTTCACAGACCCCACCAACCAAATTATTTTTGGGTGCATTAAAAAGGTCTTAGAGAAATCCAACAAGGTAGAATTATCTTCCTTGCTTTCTGCTGCCAATCAGCTTGGGTGTTATGAAAATATAAACAACCAAGAGGAGATTGGTTTTTTACGTTCTCTGTTTAACTTTCCAATACACGAAGAAAATGTTTCAATACACGCAGGTAAGCTGGCGAAGCTAGGAATAGCAAGAGAAGTCAAGAAGACACTGGCTATTTGTTCTAATAAAATTGATGAGGTCACAGGAGACGAGGATATAAATGATATCATCTCTCTCATAGAAACTCCTGTTCTTGACGCAACGTCTAAAATATATCAAGGTTCCGACAATAAGCCTGAGGTAATCGGCGGGGAAATAACAGACTATATAGAGTTTCTAAAAGAAAACAAAAACGACATGATTGGCATAAGCACAGGGTTCCCTGCTTATGACGAAGCTATCGGCGGAGGGCTAAGAAGAAAGTGTGTAGACTTAGTTGCCGCTAGACCTAAGGTTGGTAAATCTATGTTTGGTGACGCTGTTGCTATGCATGTTTCTAAAAACTTAGGAATCCCAGTATTAGTTCTAGATACCGAAATGTCCAAAGAAGACCATCTCAATCGAATGCTAGCGAACCTGAGTGGAGTTGAAATCAACACTATTGCTAGCGGCAAGTTCGACAGTAACCAACTAAATACCGAAAAGGTAGAAAACGCAGCTACCGAATTGGGAGAAATACCTTTTCATTATGTTAGTATTGCGGGTCAGCCGTTTGAGAACATTCTTAGTATTATGCGCAAATGGATTTATCAGGAAGTTGGGTTTGATGAAAACGGAAGAACCAAAGACTGCCTAATTGTTTATGACTATCTTAAGCTAATGAACTCATCTAGTATATCAAACTCTATGCAAGAATTTCAAGTTCTAGGGTTTCAAATCACACAGCTGCATAACTTCTGCGTTAAGTACGACGTGCCATGCCTTAGCTTTGTACAATTAAACAGAGACGGCATAACAAAAGAATCAACAGATGTCGTTTCAGGTTCCGATAGGCTTATTTGGCTCTGTACGAGCTTTAGCATCTTCAAGCTAAAGTCCGACGAGGAGATAGCCGACGACACAGACGAAAATGGAAACAGGAAGCTGGTACCTATTGTTGCTCGTCACGGAGCAGGATTAGATGATGGCGACTATATAAATATGAATATGTTTGGGAAGTTTGGCAAATTAGTAGAGGGTCAAACTCGCAATGAATTGAGAACTAAGTCAACTATTAAGGATACAGGTTTTGAATCAGGAGATCAACAACCAGCAGATATTGAAACTGTCTAACCAGTTATTCACTAAGCTGTCACAGCTTCTAAAGTATTTCAATATAGACTACATAGAGTATCCTAATAGGTTTGCTTTTGCGTGCCCTATTCATGGGGGAGACAACGCAGAGGCTTGTACTATATTCACGGACGGAAATACCGCCAAGGGTAACTGGAACTGCTGGACTAACCACTGTGAAGAAGACTTTTCTAGGAACCTGTTTGGTTTCATTAGGGGTGTGCTGTCCAACAGGCGAGCCTCAACGGTTAGTATTATTGATACAATTAATTTTTGCTTAGAGTTCTTAGATCTTGACATCTCTGAACTCGACCTATTACAAGACGTAGAGAGCAATAATGCTATTAAGCTTTTGGACATCTTCAACAGGGAGCCAGAAAGAGAGCCCCCAAAAGTAGATAGGGAAGTTATTTTAGACACAATACAAATACCAGCTGAATACTATATTAACAGAGGGTACACTACTGATATATTAACTAAATTTGATATTGGCCTCTGTGACAAAAAAAATAAGCCAATGTCAGGAAGAGTTGTTGTCCCAATCTATGATGAAGGCTATAATTATATTGGATGCATAGGTAGGTCATGTTACGAGAACATGCAGCCTAAATGGCTGCACAGCAAGGGGTTTAGAAAAAGCTCATATCTGTATGGCCTAAACATGGCAAAAGAAAAAATACTTGAAACAGCTACGGCAGTTTTGGTTGAGGGTCAAGGCGACGTTTGGCGTATGCACGAAGCAGGTGTAGAAAATACAGTTGGTATTTTTGGGGCTAGCCTCAGTGATGATCAACTGGTTTTATTAGAACAAAGCGGCGCCCTTAGCTTAGTTATACTTACAGATTACGATGATGCTGGACATAGAGCAGCAGAGCAAATTATGAAAAAATGCGGAAGACGCTTCAACTACTATAGGCCCAATATATCAGAAAAAGACGTTGGTGATATGTCGGTAGAACAAATTAAAACTGAAATACTAGAAGAACTACAAGGAGTTTTATAATGACAAGAATCTTGGCTTTTGCGGGAAAAAAGCAATCAGGTAAAAATTCGTGCTGTGCCTTTCTACACGGATATCAAATGCGGTCTTATCACATTATTAAGGGTTTTGATCTAGACACTAAGGGAAGGATTGTTGTCGATACCGTTGATACTGACGGCTCTGGGGTAGAAGAAACAGGTAAAGGCGTTTTGGACGTAACTAGAACTGACCCAGAATTTGCACCTTGGGCCGCACACAACATGTGGCCATTTGTAAAACATTATTCGTTTGCTTCTTCTCTTAAGGAGATTGCATGTGGATTATTTGGACTGACAAAGAAACAGTGCTACGGGACAGATGCAGATAAAAATAGCCCCACATGGATTAAGTGGGAAGACATGCCGGGCTACACCGGAAGCGAAACCGGCAGAATGACAGCCAGAGAATTTTTACAGGTCTTTGGTACAGATATTTGTCGGTATATCTACACAGACATTTGGACAGACAGAACCATGAGAAGTATTAGAGAAGAGGGTTCTTTAATGGCTGTAATCTCTGACTGTAGATTCCCAAACGAATCAAAAGCAATACAAAAAGCTGGAGGCAAGGTTATTAAATTAACTCGCGGTATAGATGGCGACAGTCATTCTAGCGAGTCCTCTGTTGATGACATTGAATACGACGCCATTATTGACAACAAGGAGTTATCTTTAATGGAAACGAATGTGAAGGTAATATCTCTACTTGAAGAATGGGGATGGCTCGGTAGCGTTATCGAGGAACCCAGTCCTGCACCCCCTACAGAAGACCCAAATCTTCTAGGTGGCATCCAAAAGATTAAGGAATAATATGTTAGTAACGTATATACGTAGTTCTAGTTATAATAATTTTGAATACTGTCAGATGCAATACTTTATAACCTATGTCTTAGGTCATCAAAGTGTCTCTGGTAAAAAAGCCCAGCTTGGAACAATCGTCCACAAGGTCATGGAGGTGCTAGGTGGGTGTAAAAAGATCTTGCAGGACAAGAGTGAGATGGTATTAAATGATGATGGTCTAGGAAAGATAGAGTTCACTAAAAGAAAACTCAATACAAAAAAGTTTGTGAACGAGATTATCAAGAGAAGTTATGAATACTACACAGAGAACTGTAGTCATCACTACACAAATGCCGACTATAAGTTCTGTGAAGACACAACTTGGGAGGGCCTACTATATGATGACGGAAATTTCGATCCTCGAAATAGAAATATTATCGCATCAGAGCCTCACTTCGATATCGCGATTGAGGAAGACTGGGCAAAATTTTCATATGAAACAGAAGATGGGGAAACTCTAGAGGGTCAGCTAGCTATTAAGGGTACTATCGACCTAGTGACGGAACTTGATGATGGTGTCATTGAGGTCATTGACTGGAAAACAGGAAGAAGGCTAAACTGGGCCACAGGAGAAGAGAAGACATATGAAAAGCTATGCGAAGACCCTCAGTTAATGCTTTATTATTATGCTATTTCTAAAAAGTTTCCTGAATACAAGGATGCCATCATGTCGATATTTTATATACGCGACGGTGGGCCATTTAGTATTTGCTTTGAAGATTCAGACAAAGAGAAGTTCTTGGGTATGCTGAAGGATAGATTTGAGGAAATCAAGAAAACGACTAACCCAAAAATGCTATCTAGAAGACAGGCGCACTGGAAATGTACAAAGCTTTGCGATTTCTGTAAAAACGATTGGCCCGGAACCAATGATAATATATGCAGGCATGTAAGTAACAATTTAGAGCAGTTTGGCATGATGGACACCGTTCAAAATTGCACTAAAGAAGGTTTCAGTATTGGACACTATGAGGCGCCGGGATGATTGAGATAAAAATTACAGAAAAAATGAAGAAGCAGGCTTGGGCTAAATCCCGTGAAATGGGCGTAATACGTAACTCTATAATGAAGGGTGACGGAAATATTGCAGGTTTTTTAGGAGAAGAGGTTGCAAATGTAGTTATTGATGGTACAATAAGTAATACATACGACTACGACGTGGTTTCAAAAAGTGGAATTAAATATGATGTCAAAACCAAAAGATGTACATCTCCGCCAAAACCATATTATGATTGCTCTGTTGCAAACTTTAATACCGAGCAAAAGTGCGATAGGTATGTATTTGTTAGAATAGAAAATAAAAATAAGAGATGGGGAAGAGCGTGGGTTCTTGGGTGGCTTGAGCATGATGAATATTTCAAAAGGGCTCGGAAGCTAACCAAAGGACAGGTTGACCCATCTAACGGGTTCGTTGTTCGGGCAGATTGCCATAACGTTGCTATATCAGAATTGAAAGAATTTACGAATTATGACTTGGGTTCCACTAAATAACAAGACGCACTTTAGCCTACAGAGAGGTTTCTCGAAACCTGATGGGTTAGTGGCTAAGTGTAAAGAGTACGGCTATCCGGCCTGTGCTATTACAGATATTAATACTATATCTGGAGCTGTCAATTTTTACAAAGAGTGTAAAAAGCATGACATTAAACCTATTATGGGGTGCACTGTTGAGTTTGAAAACCACAAGAGCAAGACATATATAGCAAAGAACAAAGACGGCTGGTACGCGCTCATTGATATTGTTTCTAAGAAGAGCACATACTCTGATGATGTAATGAAGAAACTGCTAAAGGTCTCTCTAAACGAAAACCTTATATGTATTGATGACCTAAAACAAAAACCAGCATATTACGTCGAGACTAAAGACGCAGAGCTACACAGAATACTTTTATGCTCGGGTATGAAAACCAGCATGAAAAAAGCTAAAGATAAAATCGTTTCTGATTCGTTTAAACACTTAAAGCCCTTTTTTAAGAGCGACGGTCATTATCTACTGAGTCCAAGCGAAGTTGAAAATATTTACAGCGCAGAGCAAATAAAGCTCAGTCTAGAGATTGCCGACCAGTGTGAGGAGTATGACATTCTTGGCAGCCCAATGCTTCCTGCGTTCGATTGCCCAGAAGGGTACACCGAAGACGAATACTTAAAGCAGCTTTGTAGAGAGGGCTGGAAGAAGCTCTTAGAGGATACTGGCATTGTTAAGAGCGAAGACAAGAAAGAGGAATACCTAAAAAGAATTAAAAACGAGATGAGTGTAATTTTTGATGCTAGTCTTTCTGGGTACTTTCTTATTGTTCAAGATATTGTTAATTATGTTAGGTCTGAGGGGTGGTTGCCGGGCCCGGGAAGAGGGTCGGCTGCCGGATGTTTGATTTCATATCTTATTGGTATTACAGAAATTGACCCTATTAAGTACGACTTAATCTTTGAGAGATTTTACAATGCTGGCCGTAATACCGAGGGTCATGTATCTCTTCCGGATATTGACCTAGATGTTCCTGCCGAAAAGCGAGATGAAGTTATTGGATATATTAAATCTAAATACGGCGAAGATAATGTCTCCCAGATGTTGACATTTAATAAGCTACAGGGTCGAGCAGCCCTTAAGGAAATCATGCGTATCAATAGCGCGGTTTCTTTTGGAGAGATGAACGACGTGACTAAAAACATACCTAACGAGGCTGACGTTTCAGACCTTTTAGAGGAGAGCGGTGAGGGCTCGCTAATTCGGTGGACACTTGCTTATCAACCAGAAGTT